AGTGGTGGAATAAAGACTGCATTAGATAATAAAGAAACAGCTATCAATAATGTAGAAGTAAGTGGTACAAGTCCAGTAATTGTTGCAGAATCAAATACAATATATAATTGTGGAGAAGTTACAAGTTTATCATTCACGCCATGTGCATCTGGTATTTGTGATGTGCGGTTTACATCTGGTTCAACAGTTACGGTGCTGACAATACCTAATATAGTTAAATTCCCAAATTCGTTTGATCCGACAAGCCTTGAGACAAATAAGATTTATGAAATTAATATTCTTGATGGAATATATGGGGTGGTGACATCATGGGCAATTTAATGGAATTAAGACGTAGAATGATAATGGCAATGAATGATATACCAGATTATTTGCAGTTACCATCTGCTTATGAAAGAATACCATATGTTACTGCAAACGGTAATCAAGTAATTCGAACGATTACCTATGTGCCTGTGCTTGGTGATGAGTTTCATATGCGTTTCAAAGGGGCGGGAGGAACACCATTTTCCGCGGGTGTTGGAACGTATCAAATAGTATTGATTGGTGGGTTTAGCGACACTGGGTGGTATTGCAGATTCTTTTCATCGGCTACTTATGAGATATACGCTGGCTATTCTGCAAATAACTGGTATGATGTTGATATTAGTTCGACAGGTACATTGACAACGAATGGTAAAACTTTTTCGTGCCCTCCTGAAGCAGAACTTGATGGTACGGCAACCGATTTATTTCTATGCGAACGAAGAAACTGGTCAGCGCAATATAACGGCAGTATTTCAGAATTTTGGATAAAAAATAATAATAAGTTCAAAGTGTATCTTATTCCATGTATGAGAAAGAGTGATTAGAAAGTTGGTATGTATGACACAATAAGCAAAACGTTTCATGTATCGGCAAGAAATGATTTTATAGCTGGAACTTAATAAATTTATTAAAGGAGGAATATTTTATGAATCAGTATTATATCGTGGAAATACAATAGTACACATCTGGAGAATTTGGACATATAGTTCACTTCGCATATGACGAAGATGCAACAAAGGCTCGTCTTAAAGCCGAAAGCAAATATCATGAGGTTCTGGCGGCGGCTGCAATCAGTGAGCTTCCATAGCATAGTGCAACACTTTTGACTTGTGATGGTCGTTCACTGATGAACCAGTGCTACTTCCATGAAGCAGAAGTTACACCTGAACCTGAAGAAGAACCTGATATCACCCCTGAAGAGTCTATCGAGGGTTGATATATCCAGGGGTATTGACCTCTGATGATTGACTAAAAGGATTTGTAGCTATTAACGATGACAGAAAGGAGGTTATACCAGTGTGGAGAATATAGGAAATATAGTGAGTATCCTGAGTTTGGACTGGAAAAATGGACTTCTGGGAATTGCAGCGATAATTATTGTTGCCGTGTGGATAATTCAGAAGTGGGAATTTCTTATGGAAAAATTTGGGATACAGACAAGAAGGATGAGAAAGGATGTGTAGCAAGAAAAAGATATTGCAGAAATGAAGAATCATAACGCTCAAACTGATCAAAAGATTGATAAGATTTTTGAATGTATGGATGAGATGAAAGAATCTGTGCGGAAATTATCTAATTAGGTAAAAACAATGCAAGACAAAATGGATGAATCAGACAGATCAAAACTTGGGGATCGCGTAACATAGGCATATAATTTCTATCGCAAGAAAGGACAATGGACAGCTATGGAAGCTTGGGCTTTTAATAACATGGTTACCAGTTATAAAAATGCTGGTGGCGATAGTTGGATTGATGAAGTTGCCGTTCCCGCAAGTAGAACTTGGGAAATTATTGATGAGTAAATAAGGAGGTATTATTATGAAAGTGAATTGGAAAATAAGAATTTCAAACAGGGCATTCTGGCTCTCTCTTATTCCGGCAGTGCTTCTGTTGGTTTAGGTAGTTGCCGCAGTATTTGGATTTGAAATTAACTTAGGGGATCTCGGTGACAAACTTCTTGCAGTTGTAAATGCTGTTTTCGCCGTACTGGTAATTCTTGGTGTTATTAATGATCCGACAACTCATGGGTTGTCTGACTCTAATAGAGCTATGGGTTATACTGAACCACATAAAGATTGATTTATTTAGATGTAATAACGTAATTTGATTAGATATTTATGTGGGTGTGGAATTTATATTCCACCCCCACTATAATAATATGTTTTCTTGATAATGTTGCGCAGATTATTGAGAAGAAAGGATAATATATGAAAAAATTTGATAAAGAATATTCAACACAGTACACACCAGAAAAATAGTTTTTGTGGGATGTTGGAATAAAGCCAACGTTTATCAAAGTGATTGACGAAGTAACGACTTACAAATATGAGAAAACCGCAGAATTATTTGCCGCTTTGGTATTGTTTTATTCACAGATTAAAATGGGAGGTAAAAAATATGAGTAATAAAATAAGAGCAATTGTTGTTGATGTTGAAACAGGAGAAGAATTATATAACATATATGATGGAGAATATCCATTTTGTAATCCAGATGATAAAAAAGAATAGCTGATAAAATATAATAGCGGTAAAAGTTTTGTGAAATTATTTGAAGGTACGAGTAAACTTATAAAGTTTTTATCTAATGCTGAATTTACCACTATGATTGCATTGGCAGATTTTGTTTGTTATAACGATTGTATTTTACGCAATCACGGCATTAGAAATGGAAAAATACTAGACATAAATTCAATGTCTGAATTGCTTGGAATACCGTATAGCACATTAACCAGAAATATAAATTCACTTATAGAAAAAGGTGTTATAGCAGAAGTTAAAACTGGAACCATAAATCCAGATGAAACTAATAAGTCAACAAAATGCTATTTAGCCAATCCAGATATTTATTTAAGAGGAACTTGTATAAATACTACGGTTCAAGCTATTTTTGAAAAAACTGGCTGGAAAGAATATCGGGATAAATATATGCTAGATAAAGATTTCTTAGAGTTATAGAGAGAGTCTTCCGAAAAAACAGCATAATAATTCATATTATATATAAGGAAAACGATTATAAAGGAATTCTCATTTTTGAGAATTTTATCATTTTTGAAAAACCAATTTTAGCTCAATGTTTATATGGGATAATTATAAATAATTAAGTTTAACGAGATTCTCATTTTTGAGAATTTGTGACTTATAGGTCACAAAATTATTTTAAATCAAATTTGATTCACATGGATCAAAAATGATTCAGAGGAGGAAACAATGTTATTAATTACAAAGGAGGATAATGTATGAGCATAACAGTTAAACAAAACATTCTGACAAAGAATGATTGCTATAAATCTGGGCGTACTATTACACCAAATTCAATGTAGTTACACACAATTGGAACAGCGCAAAATACCGCTTCTTCTCTGGCATCTTACTGGAATCAGTCTGGAATTCAAGCATGTGTTCATTATTGCATCGATGCAGAATAGGAGGGATTGGTTCTACAATTTCTTCCAGATAATCGTAGGAGCTGGGCCGATGGTGGCGTTGGTAATAACAACTCTATTACAGTAGAACTTATGGAATCTGATTATATGAAGTATACTGGTGGAGCAAATTATACTGTAACAAATGAGGCTAAATTCAAATCAGATGTAACCAGAGCTTACAATACTGCCGTACAGTTTTTCGCAATGAAATGTAAAGAATATGGTTGGGATCCTCAAGAAAAGATGAGCAATGGATTACATAGGGTTTATTCTCATGATGAGGGCAGACGAGCTGGTTTATCAACAAGCCACGTTGATCCTACACATATCTGGAACCGTTATGGGTGGACTATGGATAAATTTAGAGCAGATGTTGTGAGAGCTATGAATGGAAATGTGTCTACTCAAACAGTAGAAGAGCCACATTGGTACAGGGTAAGAAAATCCTGGGATGATCCAGCCTCTCAAACTGGAGCATATTTGGATTTAAACACAGCGAAATTACAATGTCCTGCTGGATATACGGTATATGACTATATGGGGAAAGCAGTATATACCGTAGAACTTTCTGACATTCAGAAACGTAATCAAAAAATTCTTTCTCAAATGCCAGATTACAAAGGCTTACCTAATAATCAACAGGACTATATCAATAAGGTCGCAGAAATATGTGTGAAGTTATATAAATATACAAATATTTTACCATCCGTAGTTATCGCTTAGGCATATCTTGAAAATGGCGGAGGCACTGCTAGTGATGCTTTAGTACTTACAAAAAACAATAATTTAGTTGGTATTAAAAGTTCTCTGCTGAATGATACATGGAAAGATTATACAGTTTGGGATGGCAAGCAGCTACTAAAGGATACGCCAGAAGTTTATAATGGTGTTCCTGTAAGAATCAAAGATTATTTCAGAGTTTATCCTAACTATGCATATAGTCTATATGATTATGAGATGTTCTTAACATGGGCAAAACAAGGTGGTCAATATAAATATCGTGCTGTTGTTGGTATGAAAGATCCTCAGAAAATGATTACATACATACGCGACAAAGGTTATGCCACGGGTGTTACATACATAACTTCTGTGATGCGTATAATCAATCAGTATAATTTAACGAAATATGATCAGATTGCAATATCTAATGGAACCGTTGGTTCTGTTTCATCTGCGGCTCCTACAACTACCGAACCGAACACGACTGATAAATATCATGTCGGTTCGTCTATTAAAAATGGCGTTGTTCAAGATAGGGTCGGTGCATTCCACGTATTGGATAATGCCATTGCAGAAGCGAAGAAAAAGGGTCTTAAAGTGTTTGACATTGCTACTGGTAACCAGATATACCCAGAAGTCAAACCGACCGCTTAGAATGCCGTTTCTGGCTCTTCTACGCAGTA